TCATGCTACTTCTCTTTCTCCGCATTCACCTCAGATTGGTGTAGGGAGTTTACTCGATAACAAAGGTAATGTTTATAGTAATGTGACTGCTAATGATGTTATCAGACTACTTCTTACGCAGATTATTATGTTGTTTGGTGTTGGTAATGCTGTTACTTTTGCCGTTTCTACTTATGGCGTTGCTACTTCTGCCGCTGATAAGAGAATGTCGATTGTTGAAATACCGCATCAACAAAAACAATCACATCTAACAACAAATGAAAAATGGGATATTTTAGCTGATTTTTATAAATCAACTGATATGTATGTTTCTGAAGAGGTGCTTAAATGTGGACGTTCAATAACTGAATTCCTCAACAGCGCCCGCATAGAACAATTCCTTTTATCCCCACCATCCCCGCTATCGCTATCGCTATTGACTTGTAAAAGTCATATTGATGAACTTCTGGAGATATGGGAGGTCATTTACTATGACCTTGTTTCATCTGTGGCAACTCCCTTTGGTTTTATTGATAAAAACCACTTCGAACTCTTCACACTTATAGGTGAAATAAATAAATATGTTACAACCACAATTGAGAGAATTAAAAACGCACTATATCCCAGGAATTATGTTAATGGGTCATAGATTTGTATACTGTATTTAATGGTATATGGATTTCCACTTTCGTAGTGCACTTTTTTTTTTATTTTAATTTTTATATATTTATTTTACAACTTTGGATATTTAAAATAAAATAATTTTGATTTTATTATTAATTTTCTCTTCTTAGGTTTTTTCTAAAAACTTATTTATATAATTCATATATTATTTAAAATATATAAGTGTTTATAATAGTCGCATTATTTGGTTTATTATTAAACATTTTAAAATTATTTTTTAAATAATTTAATGGATGTTGTATAGTTGCTTCTAATTCAGGAATATTATTAATATTCCAAATACGATTTAAATCATTTTTATTTATTTCATTTATTTTATCAATAATATCAATATCTAAATATTGTTTTATAGTATTTTTAACAGAGTTAATTATTTTTACTTTATTTTTTAGTGTTTTATTATTTTTAATTAAGTTCATTAAACTATCTTGTCCAATATTTGCTCCATCATATAAATCATGTAAAAAATTAAATGTATCATTATTGTGCGTATTATCTGCTGACATATTAGGGTGAAATTCTGTATATTTATCAATACATTTTTCTCGATTAATAAAGCCTTTAGATAACATTTTATCACCAATTTTTGGATTTGCTAAACTCCATCCAAAATCATTAATTTTAATATAAATACCATTCGCAGGTAAATAAAACACTATTTTATCATCCTTATTTATACCATTTTTTTTATATATATATTCTACAAAATCATTATCTGAATATTTATTTTCTACACGTGCCATAATATTACGTAAAAACATATCATTATGAATAAAATTTGGTAAAACATCATATATAGCACACATTGTAAATGAATATTGAAAAATAATTCTATTTATAAACATTTCAGTATTTATAGGAATATTATCACTATTTAATTTATTATTTAATATTTCATTATAAAAATAATTTGATATTGTTTCAGAACAATTTTCTAAATAAACACCATCAAACATATTATCTAATTCTTGATTCCATAAAAAAGTTCCACATTTATTAATTTTATAATTACATAATGTTTTTGTTACATTTTCTTCTATTTTATTATATTTTTTTGTTTTATTTAAATTATTATTTTTTTTTGTATTTATATTTTTTTTTTGTTTTTTAACAGTTTTCTTACTATTTGATTTAAATAAGTTTATTAATTTATATATAAAATTTTTATTTTTTTTATAATTATTTTTATTTTTTTTATGTTTATTAGTATTAAAATAATGTTTTGTTATTAAATTTTCAAATTTTGTTTTTATTTTTTCATCAGTATTATTATCTTTACAATATTTATAATATTTATCAATTAATGTTTTCAAATTAATTTTTATTGATTTATATGAACCAACTATATGAGGTGTTTTATTTTTTAATATTAAATTATTTGTAAAAAACTTATAAAATTTTATTTCTTCTTGGTTATTTTGATATTTTTGAATTAAATCCCACGGTTTTTTAAAATTAGGTATTATTTTTAAAACTTGTTCTTTATCAACAATTATATAATTATTCGAACCCCCACTACCAGTATAAACGTCCCCATTTTTTAATAATATATCTATTGATTCGGGTTTAAAGGTTTTATATAATTTTGTAAATTCCATATTTATTTTATACTTATTTTATATTTATTTTATATTTATTTTATATTTATTTTATAGTTATTTTATACTTATTATATATATACATATTATTTTAAAAAATAATATAAAAAATATACATTCTCCAAAAACATTTTACATCATATAAAAAAAACTTTTATTGATTATTTTAGTTAAGTTTTTTCTAAAAACTTAAATATAAGTTAATAATAATAAATAGTTTAATTTTATAAAATATAAAAAAAATAAAAAAAATATTATATCTTAATTTATAAAAAAATGAGTATTAATGTTAATATATTAAGAGATTATTTAAAAAGTATAAAAAATGATTGGAATTATATAACTGCTATTGATTTTTATAATAAATATTATTTAAAAAAAGATTATTTTTTGATTGATTTGCGAACTGAAAAAGAATATAAAAAAATGCATATTAAAGGTTCAAAAAATATATTTTGGTTAAATATATTAGACGAAACAAATTTAAAAAAATTACCTAAAGATAAACTTATTTTTTTAATTTGCTATGTTGGACATACTAGTAGTCAAGTTTTAACATTATTAAAAATGTTAGGTTATAATGTTATATCAATAAAATATGGATATGGTTTATCACCTATAAAAAATATTCCTATTGCTGGATGGTTAGATTATAAATTACCAACAATAAGTAGTAAATAATTATTTACTTTTTATTTTTATTATATTTTCTATTTACATTTAACACCTTTGGACATTTAAAACATCGACTTATCAGAAATTTATCAGTCACAAAGGCAATATTACATTGGACATTTAAAATATCGAATGATGTAAAAATTGATTTTATCACTATAAATAATTATAATTATTTAAAAAATATAGTGAATTTAAAAATTAAAAATGAGTGTGAATAATGAAGATGAAGATATTAATATGGATTTACAAAATGAATATGGAGATGAATATGAAGATGAATATGAAGATGAATATGAAAATGAATATGAAGATGACTATGGAAATGAATATGAATATGAAGATGAATACATGTCTAATGATGACGATGATTATGAAGAAGAATATAAATATGTATATAGTAAAGAATTTAGGAAAACTATTAATAAATTTATAATTGAAGGTGAAACTATAGAAAATTTAAATAAATTTAAAACTTTTACTATGAGTAAACCTGATTTAAATATACCTACAATAAATCATACACTATTAAACAATTATTATTATTATTATGAACTATTTAGTTATATGTGTAGATATAATTATATAACCTACGCACAATGGTTAATTGAAACTACACCTGAAATTAAATTATTTTATGATAATAGTATTAATAAATCTATCTATCGTATTCCTATTAAAAATAATAAAGATACTGAAATTGCTGAAAATAATAAAAATGAAAGTATTTATAATTATAACGCATACGTATTAAAAAGTTTATGCCAATATGAACAATTAGAATACACAAAATTCTTATATTCATTAAATTATAATATTATAGAAAACGATGACTATTTTGCTAAAACATTCTATGAAATTTTATCTGATTTTACCGGAGATGACAGTTTTTATATGGATGATTCTTTATATAATGATAAGATTGAAAAAGACAAACTACTAATTCAAACCTATTTAGAATTACCAAATTGGGTAATTTCGCTTAATTATAATATTGATTTATCTTATAATAATGATGAATTATTATTTTCAGCTTGTGAGAATGATAAATTAAATTTTATGAAATGGTTATATACTATACATTCTATTGATATTATAAAACATATAAATGAACTTTTTAAAATTGCGTATAATAAAAACTATTTAGAAATTCTTGATTGGTTAATAGAATTATATCCTTCTGTATTTAATAAATTAAATAATTATGATGAATTTAAAAAAGCGTGTGTGAAAGAAAATACAATTATGGTAAATTATATAATTGAAAAAAATCCATCTATAAAAAATAGTCTTTACACTAATAAACATGAAATATTTAATTATGTATGTAATAAAGCAATAATAGAATATAATAATCTTATACAAACAAATCTATTTAAAGAAACACAAACAGAATATTCTATTATGATGCAAAATGATAAATCTATATCTCAAGATGAATTATTAAACTATAATAATCTTATAAAAAATAATCCAAATAATATTATATTTGATTATAATTTTAAAATTACATTATCTACAAATAGTTTTAGGATGATACATGAGAATGATAATTATGATGATAATTATGATAAAAAAAAATATAAATATGATTATTTAGAAATAGCAACCTATTTAAAAAATTTTAATCCCGAAGAATATACATTAGAAATAAAAGACAATCAAATTTATTATAGTATTAAACTGTTTCATGTTCATCATGATATACTATATATAACCCAAAAAGAAAAATGTTCTGTTTGTTATGATAAAGATGTTCAAAATCAATTTGGATGTAAACATCGTTTTTGTATATCATGTATTAAAGAATGGTTAAACTATAATAATATATGTCCTTATTGCCGACAGCCTATAAAAGATGTTTATATGATAGATTACAAACCAGACTTATCATAAATTATAAGTAATAAGTTATTTTATTTATTAAATTATAGTATAAATTCTTTTTTTTTAATAAAAAAATTGATTTTTATATACTATTATTTATTTAATCATATAAACTTATTTATTACAAAAGTCAGTATGAGTTCTACTTCTATGACACCTACTTTGTTTAAAATACCTACTTGTGGTGTGAAAACAACAAAAAGTGGTCTTGTATCAAAAACCAAAAGCACTGGTGTTACTACATCATTTTTAAGTAAATCTAATAGTAATCCTTTGACTATGTCATCAACAACTCAAGCCGTGCCAGTGCGTGCTCCTGATTTAGAATTAACTTTTTCTAAGTTGACATCTTCTACAACTAAAAGACCTATTGAAGAAACTAATGAAACCAGTGATACAGTTACTAAAAAACAAAAAACGAATGAAAAAACTGATGATGATTTAAAATGGCTTTATAGCAACGGAAATCTTTATTATACACATATTGTTTCTTCTAAAAGTAAATTAGTTAAATCTATTGATAATACTAATTTTCTTGAAGAATTAATAATTTTTAGTAAAAACTATCATTATACTAAATTATTAACTAAAACGAGCCCTGATTTTTTAATTCTTGTTAAAAACTTTAAAATGGCTTATTATAAAGATACTAAAACAAATGATGAATTATGGAATGAATTTACAGATTTTAGTTCATACATAGAATATAAAAAAAATTAACACCTTAAGTTTTGTTAAGTTTTTTTTAAAACTTATTTGTCTTCAGGATTTAAAAAATCCTGATTTTATATACATAAAAAAATATATAGTAAGTTTACTATATATTTTTTAATTTAAATTAATTGTTGTAAAAAATTTAACATTTCTTTAGCAGTTTCTGAATTTTTACGTTCGATACATTCTGCTTCTAAATGTTTATTTTTTTCAACAAGTTCATTAAGTTCTTGTTCTTTTTTAAAAGAATTAATTTTGCCTAATACATTTTTTTGAAAAATGTGAAAATCATTCTTAAATGTAGAACTGTCTTTCATATATTTCAAAAGACCTGTCTGTGTAGGAAATTTACACTGAAGTGAACTTAAACGATTCATATGTGTATAAGCAAATACACACATAATAATATACAGGTAAAAATTATTAACTAACCCATAATCAGAACCATTAGAAATGCTTAAGTCGCGTAACCCAAATAAAATACTTACTATGTATTCCGTAAGTGATTCGAGTTTATCAGATGTTTCTAACGTCAATACAATTTTTCCTAGTAATGATGATACTGAATGACAATCGTAAGGAATATCATAGTATTGACAATCAACATTATCACACGAACAACTGTTTTTATGACGCTCTACACTTAATAATTTAATCATATGTTCAATTTTCAGCTGAAAATCAATCTCTTCATGATTTGTACAAGACGTAGCATTACTTGTCGTCTCCAACAATTGAAGTGTAGAATCTACATACATATTACTACCATCTTGGCAATCACAATTAGTATTACCTACATCTTTGCCTTCAGGGTGTTTTTTACAAAGTAGTTCAACCTGCTTAACAATACCATCTACCCCAATAAAACAAGGCTTTTGCTTTTGAGTTTCAGACATATTGATGTTTCTTCAGTTTTTAATTATATTATCTAATATATTTAATAAAATCAATTTTTTTTTATTTTTTTTCTTTTTTTTCTATTTTTTTTTATTTTTTATAATAATTTTATAATAATTTTATAATAATTTTATAATAATTTTATAATAATTTTATAATAATTTTATAATAATTTTATAATAATTTTATAATAATTTTATAATAATTTTATAATAAT